GTCCTGAGGTGCGCCCAGAAGAACGGCGGGGGGTGAGCACGCTATCCATAGCGGCTCGATCGAGCGTATGGCGCGACTGCTCGATGCGATCGCTTCATGCGTGCGCCACGCTGCGCATTGCACCGCATATGCGCAGCCCTGAGATTCCCATCCCCATGATTGCCCCCCCTCGCACGAGGAACAACGTGATCCACGCTATTCGCGCCGGCCATGCCACACAGCCAGCAGCGATACCCATCACGCTGCAGGATGCGCAGCCGCGTACGTTCCCACCCCTCGATGCCTAGTCCCATAGCATTGGATCATCGCGGTTGAACCGTTCAAGGTACTCAGCTGCAGCTAGCAGTATCGTCGGGTCATCCCGCGCCATCCCGAGGATGGTGTTGCATCGCCCACAGAGCAGCGCCCTGGGGTGACCCGTGCGGTGATTGTGGTCCGCATGGAGAATGGCCTGAATACCTCGCCCGTCAGGCTCTTGCCCACAGATCGCGCATAGGCCCTGCTGCTCGATCACGGCCAGCGAATACCGGATTTCGGTCCAGCCTGATCTATTGCGCAGCCCCTTGCTGGGGATCCTGCCTTTGGGCTTCAGGCACTCGATATGCCTAGTGCGAGGCCGCCCACGCTTGCCGGCTGGCTGGGCAATCAGGCCCCCGCATATGCGGCAGGGCACGGTCCTAAGCGTCAGTCCCGTCACCGTGCCAGTACCAGCAGGATGAACGCGAACAACAGCAGCATGAGCACAGTGACGCTCACGTAGGCCAGCAGGCGGATCACGCTACTCACCATGCCACGCTGCCCAATCGTCAAGGTCGAAGGTGATCGTCCTCGATCCCCTTCGACCGCTGCCACTGCGCTGGATGACCACCACTGCTCCGAGCAGTGGGGATGCTGCGTCCATGCGGGTGAGCATGGCACCTACGGCGAGCAGGCTGGGCAGGGCCTTGACGCATTTGACCTGGACGTCAAGGTAGCCGGCCACTTTGACGTCCACCGGCCCGCCGTCCATGCCGACTCGCACGCCGCCGAGCAGCTTGGCTACCTGACGCTCTGCAGCAGATCCTGCTGCCTTCTGCCTGCTGGTAGTCATGCCCTACTACCCATAACCCCCCCCTCCGGGGGGCCCAGGTCTGCTGTCGCTCGCTGCTGCTCGCTAGTATGAAAACCCTTGTCAAGCGACATAACTCTCCGTCGCAGCGTCCCCCCGTTCAACCAGAACAGGTACTCAGCCTGGGCACGGTGCATCGGCGCTACCGCGTCAAGCTCCCCCGCAGGGTCGCGGAGCGCCAGTAGCGCGCGCTCCGCGAGAACGGCCTCTGTGAACGTCACGGGAGCTCAGTGGGCTCAGGCACTGCCCCCTCCACTCTCGGGGCGTAGGGCGTGGCTGTAGCGCCCTGTGCGCCATTCTCCCGGGGTGGGCGCTGGTTGCATCCCTGGGCAGGGCAAGCCACGAATGCGTTGTACGGCTTCTGCGTCCTCTGGCTGAAGCCTGCCGGCACGATCTTGCTCACGCCGTGGATGGGGCAGACCCACGCCCTGGGCGGCTCGGGGTAGTTGGGCGCGAAGTTGGGGACGAATGGCTCTGCCACCGTCAGCTGGTCGATCAACGCCTTCAGACGCTGTGCCTCGATCTGGTTCACTGTCCGTCTCCTGTGTCTGTTGCCGGTAGCGCCGGCAGTCGCATTACCTGGACATTGATCACGCCCACGCTCAGCGGCGCGAGCTCCCGGAACGCGTCGTCAGAGAGGTCGATCAGCCGATGGCCGGTACAGAGGCACCAATCCGTGAGCCTCACGATTACGGTTGATCGAGTCCCAGACACCCTGATCAGGGAGCCTCGCCACCGGGAACCCAGCCACTGGCGCAACGCCGGCCCCGCTGCGGCGACGTTGCCGCTTGCGGGATACCACGTGGCCGTACCAGCGATACTCGTCGTAGACCTTTCCGGTGTCCCAGTTGATGACGCGCTGGGCTGTGACGGCCATGCGGGCGCTCCTTCGATGTGTCCCCCGCCCAGGAGGGCGGCTAGCAGAACCACGATTGCGGCGATCACCGGACGAGCCCGCATCGGCGACACGCATGCCATCGACCGAGGTGGGCCGACCGGAACTCCTCCATGTCATGACCCTGGACGCACCGCTCGCGGGCGAGTCGGCGCTGCCGTACATCCATCCTCGCCTCCATGCGATCAGCGTCCGTTGCGATGCTGATCGGCGGCATGCGGATCACACCGCACCCCACTGATCGGCCATCGCGGCGGCGATGCCTTCGAACGTGCGGCTTCGCTCGCGCCAGCGGTCAGGGCCCGGTGCCATGTGATGGACTCTCGGCTCCCGGCCTTCCACGACGTTCGTGGGGACAAGGTGCGGGAGGTTCTTCAACCACAGGCACGTCGCCTTTGTCTCGCCGTGGCCGTACTGCCAGGGCTGGATGATCTGGTCGGGCTTCCTGATCCGGCTGGAGATGATCGAGACGGGGTTCTCCAGCGCGATCTTCGGGATGGGCGCGTCGAGCAGTAGCTGCACGAAGTCGAGCGCGTCCTGCGTCTCCTGCGGCCTGCCGGCCATCCACCGGGCACCGGACACCGCGAGGTAGGTGCAGGGCGGGTGGGCGATCATCACGTCCCAGCCGTCGTGCAGCACGTCTCGGATATCGCCCCGGTAGTGCGAGCCGGGGCGCTCCGTGGGCAACAGGTCGCACGACATGGCGGTATGACCCAGGGCGTTGAACGCGTCGCGGACGATGCCGGAGAACTCGCAGGCCACCAGGACTCTCACGTCAGCGGGTCCGGGGTGCTCATGAGCGGGAGTCCCGGAGGGCGACGAGCTCCCAGCGGAACTTGTCGTCCGTTGGGTGCTTGTCCACGCGTGGCCGTGAGGGTGCGTGCCAGCTGCGCCCCTTGACGGTGGCGACGTTGGCGAAGCCCACGGCTCGCAGCGAGCTCCCCGGCTCGCCGGTCAGGGTGTAGGTCACGAGTCGGCGGTAGCCCATCGCACGACAGGCTCGCCACGCAGCTGCGTAGAGCAGCGAGCAGACGTTGCGCGTGCCGTCGCTGGCGAGTCGCGTGATCTCGGCGGTGAAGTCGTCAGCGTCCAGGGCTCGGGCCACAGGACGGCCCACGATCACGACGCCCACGATGGCCGTGCCATCCGACGCCCCGATGGCGAACAGCGCGCCCACGGGTGCGCCGTGGTGGCGATGGACGCGATCGACGTAGGCCTTTGCTTCCCCGATCGTCATGGGAACGACGGCGAGACTCACGACGCGTCCTTCGATGCCGTCGCATACCCCTGAGACCACACGATGTCGCAGGCCGGGCAACGCAACGGATCATGTGGATGGGAGAACGCGACAGGGACCGCCAGCCCCTCCACGTCAGGGCCGATGAGCGCCAGGACCTCATCGTCTCGCAGCGCCTCGTCGCCGCTGGGGCGGGTGGCGAGGTCCGGGAACTCGCGCAGGATGCGATCCGCTCGCTTCCGCGCCGTCGCCATGACGAAGTCGGGGTCGTCGTTGTCGTGGCGGGTCTGATGGATCGCCATCCCAAGCAGCGCCGCCAGCGGGTCGCGGGGTGTGGTCAGGTCGGGAGCCTCATCGAACAACAGATCGGGGACCATGGCGTCTGCAGACTCCCGAAGGTGCTCGTACTCATCCACGCTCACAGTCGAGCTCCCTTCTGTGACTCACGCCAGCGCGTGAGGTCCATGCAGGCCAGGAACGCCTGCCACTCCAGGCCGCCCACGGGAACCTCCACGGGCCTCACCTCATTGGCGGTCACGTGGAGGATGACGTAGCGGTCTACCACCGGCATCGGGAACACCCTGCCGGCGTGCTGGATGACCTCTGCGCGACTGTAGGCGCACAGCTGCAGCACGGCCTCCCAGTAGATGGCCTTGCCGGTCTTGATATCGGCAAGCACGGTCTTGCCGTCAGGATCACGGGCCAGCAGGTCGATGGTCCCGCCGTAGCCCTCCACGGTGTTCACCACTTCGGCCTCCGAGGATCGGAGCGTCCAGCCGGAGCCCTTCCACCACTCGGCGTACTTCAGCACCCTGCTGCGCGTGATCTCCGGCATGGCCGGCGTGGGCTCGCCACGGACCACGAGATCCGCGAGGTTGTGAACCTCCGTGCCCAACGCAGCAGCTTCGTCACGCTTCCACGCAGAGCGCGCTGTAAGGGCCTTCACGGCCCCTTCGACCCCTACCGTGTCCACCAGTCCACTCAGGCTGTTCTTGCCGTCTCCGTCGATCGTAGAGGCGAGCAGCACGGCTGCCTCTGCGGTGTTCCGCGCAGCCCAGGACATGAGGGCGTCGGACTTGTCGATCACCTTCAGCAGCCCCGTGACTCCGGGGTACGTCTCTCCGAGGTAGGTGTAGTGGTGATCGGGACTTCGGGTGATCTTGGCGTTGTCGGGGATGAAGATGCTCACCCCAGCACCAGCGCGAGGATCACGTAGCAGAGCCAGAAAATCAGGATCAGCAGCACGGCCCCGCCCAGGGTCCTCAACCACTCTCCCGGTGTCAGTTGGAACATCGCGTCTCCAAGCATTAGGCCCCCTGCGCTCTGATCAGCAGCAGGGGGCCTATGAGACGGACGGTGCTGGATCAGCAGCAGCCTAAGCCTAAAGGTACTGTCAAGCCCCGGCGATAGCCCGATAGTCCCGCCACAGGAGAGCAGCCTGCACCCTGCTGTTCACCCCGAGCTTCTCGTAGCTGAACCGTAGGGCGTTCTTCACGGTCTGGACGCTGTGGCCCAGGGCGTGGGCAATCTCCTGATTGGACAGGCCCAGTACCAGCTGGTCGAGCACCCGGGCCTCAGCCCGAGATACCGCCGCGCAACGGAGTCGGAGCTCGACCTCCGGGGCCGAGGGATCTGCACCCATGCGATCGAGCTCCGCCGTGATGATCTCTGCAGCGTGGACGGGGCGCAAGGCACTAGACACCCCGTCCACCCCCGCAGTGTGTCACGACGGGTCGGGGCTCTGGTCGGACGAGATGAACGGCGTGCGCCGTGTCTCGCCCCACATCATCCCTGACTGCACGCCGGCCTTCTGCGCGAACATCTCGGCGGCGTGCCACAGGTCAGCGCGCAGGACCCAGGAATAGATCCCCTTCATGGGGTCCACGATCCTGACCCGATCACCCGACACCTGTTCGCAGTAGACCGCATGGCCGATATCGGTGCCCCCGATGCCCGAGTACCAGATCTGCAGCAGGATCCGGTGGTTCGACGTGAGCGCGTTCGCCCATTCGGCCCGCGTGCCGCCTATCCGGGCGGTGAAGCCAATGTGGAGCTTGACCATCACGGCCTTGATCTGGCCCAGGTTCAACCCCGGGGATGCAGGGTCGGGGTGCGTCTCGTTCGATAGGTCCCGGATATCGGCCTCCGTCACGAGACAACCGCCCAGGGTGGCAGCGTCCACGAGCATCGCGGCAACGGTGTCGGTGCAGCCGATCAGCTTCCCGTTGAAGGTGAGGTGCTGCTTGCGCGGCTTGGCGTGGTAGCGGAGTCTCGCCATGGTGCCCCTTTCAGGATGCTCTGTGCGCCCCGTGAACAGGCCTAGAAGCCCGGAGAGCCTGCTTACTGGACTCAGACACCACTCGCTTGTGCAACCACCCCATTTGCGTGGCGGAATAGCACCGCGAGCAGTAGAAGCCCGCTGCCTCAGTGACCCCGCAGACGGCGCACGTCTGATCCCACTTGCCGTCGAACCTCACAGCGGTTCAACCGGGCTCTGCTTGGTCTGGCCGGCGTCAATCTGGGCGGGCGTCAGGGGCTCGTCTCCTCTGCGCCTCGCGGACTGGGCGCGATGCACGGCTGCCTCGATCCTCGCGTCGAGCTTGCCGTTGGTGTTGGACGCGGCCTGATCGGCTTTGAGGTTGGCGATCAGCGCCGGCAGGGCGATACCGATCAGGCCGAACACCAGCGCCAGCCTATCGTCGCGCTCCGGGGCAATGAGGATGGCAGCGGCGATGCCCAGCGATACCAGCGCGATCACCCCGCCGATGGCGGTGAGGCCAGAGACGTTCTTCACGGTTTCCCCTAGAACGCGGTTTCAATGAATTCGATCTGGACGTTCCACGTCACACCGGCCACGGCACTGCCGTTCTTGACGACAAGGCCATTGGTGGTGCCGGTAGGGATGATGATGGGCTTGCCCCAGGTCGTGGGCGTCCATTCGAAAAAGTCGTCAGCCTGCGCGGAGCTGGTCGAGGGCACCTGACGAGCGACCATCTGCCAGTCCATGAGGACGGTGGTTTCGGTGCCCTTCACTGTGGGCAGGCTGCGGCCCGCCGCCCCGGATGCCGCATCCGCGGTGTCAAAGGGGGCAGGCGTAACCGCCGTGCCGCCGGTGGGCGCTCCCGTGGTGGTCCTGACCAGCTGGAAGCCCGCGATGCTGGCAGCGGTAGCGCCAGAGCGCTGGTCGATCCTCACCCGCAGGACGCGGACCTTCAGTGACGCGCCGGCGTTGACACATAGCAGATGGTCGTTGGCCGTTGCGCCGCTCGCCCCCTGGATGTTGGCAATGTAGGTGGCGTAGGGATTCTGCCCGGGGATGGTGAACTCGTCCTGGACGAGATTGGCACCGATCGTGGTGTCCCACGTATGCAGTTTCTTGCCGCTGCCCTCGGTGACCTGGACGATATTCTCAGCCACTGCCCTACTCCTAGCTCAGCTGCGTGCGGGTGAGGCTGCGCAGCTGCGTGCTGCCGAGCCGCTGCATGGCACCGAACGAGACGATCCACCACTCCGTACCGGATGCAAGGTACGTCTTGTCGATCCGGGTCACGCGGAATGGCGTGGATACCGTGAGCCCGACTTGCGGGTCCGTGAGGCGCAGCAGGCCACCCGTGGCGTAGGCATTGGCAACGGTCTTCCGCTCCTCGATCTGCACCGTGCCCTGGGCGCTCCCGCCGTGCTGCGCGAGGTAGGCATAGCCAAGGGCCTGGGCGTAGGCCGCGCTCAGGCTGTTGGGATCACTGACGTAGGCCGTGGGGCCGACGCCTCCGGTTGCCACGGCCAGCGTGCCGGCGGCGTTGCCTCCATTGACGTAGACGGCCTGGTATTCCGATGCCGTCACGGTGTAGCTCGTGTTCGATGGTCGCGGGTTGCCAGTCGTGATATCGAGCCCGATATCGCCCACGCTGCCGCCGAAGTTGGATAGGGCGGCCAGCACGCCGGCAATCGACGTGACGCCATAGCGGAGCCCGCCGAACATATCTACGGTTGCATCGAACGTGATCGGTGACGAGATCGTGGCGAGGGCCGGATCACTGGCCCCTGCGATGGCGATCGACTGCAGGGCTTGGCGCAGCGTCACGCCCGTGAACGTCAGGGGCGTGGTGGCCGGTGAATAGACCTCCAGGCTATCGCCCACGGGGAACGCCGTCGTGTTGTTGAGCCCGGGGCTGCACGCCACGTTGAGCGATACCCCGATGCCCTGGGCCGCTGCAACCACGGCCTGCACCAGCGTATAGACCGGGATGCTCGTGCCCAGGTTCAGCGTCAGGGACGGGATGATCATCCAGTCGAGCACGGCCTCGACCCCGACGCACTGCACGGCGATCTCACGGCCCACGCCGAGCCTGCTCGCGGAGAACGAGTCAACGAAGCCCGTGAAGATCGGGAGGTTGGCGGTGATATCCCAGAAACTCACTCGTGAGCCCGTGGTGATCGTCAGGGCGGCAGTGGGGTCGGTGATCAGGAACGTCATCGATGACACCTGGCCCGCGCCGGCCTCCGAAACTTGGATCGTCGCCACGTCCACGCCATAGGCTGCGCCCCCCGGCTGCTTCAGCACGTCCAGCCCGTCGATCGTGAGCATCTTGGTGCGTGCCGGCAGGCCCACGTTGAGCGCCGCTGCCACGACGGGCGCAAGAGCCACTAGCGGGCCGTGCCCGAGCGCTTCAGCCGGAAGTACAGCCCGCGGTCAACCATATCGAGGATCTGCTGCTCGCTCACACCCTGAATGGTGAACCCGCCACCCCGCATCTGCCCTGCCGGCGTGATGTACTCCGGGCCCTTCTCGCCCAGTAGCCCGATCTCCGGGCCGTTGAGGCCTACCCAGCCGCCAGCTGCGTGAGGCTGCACGTAGCCCGCGGGGTGGCTGCTTGAGCTAGGGCGGCCAAAGCCGTGGCCTGACGAGAACACGGGCTGACTGGCCGCTGTCTCCGCCGCTGCCATGCTGTCGAACAGGTGCCCCCACCACGTCGTGAGCTTCTCCACGCCGCGCTGCAGCGCGTTCACGTTGTCTTGGATGACCTTCAGGGCCCCCGTGGCCTGCTTGGTGGGATCGCCGGCCATGTAGTCGAGCATATCCGCGAAGTTGCTCACTGCCGTGGTCAGGATCGGAGTGGTGATCTTGCCGATGCGCTCCTCGGCGGCATCCAGCCTCGCATTGGCACCGGCCACCTTGCCGTCCAGCGTGTTGGCGTAGCGCTCTGCCGTCCCGGTCAGCTTCTCCTGGATGGCGCGCATGATCTCGCCCTTGGTGGCGGTCTTCGGGAGCTCGATACCCAATGACTTCAGGGCCCGCCGGTTGCCGTGCAAGGCCTTGGTGAGCAGATCGGCGGCATCCTGCAGCGGGATGTTCTTGAATCGGGCGAGGTCCATGGCAACCCGCATCTGATCCATGGCGTCCTTGACGGAGCCCGTGGCCGTGACGAGCTTGGCCATCGTCGTGGTCTGGTCGCTCTGCGTGAAGCCGAGCCTCAGGTTCGACGTGATGTTGTCCTCGATGGCCTGCGTGCTGCCATCCCAGTACTTCACGTTGTTCTGCAGCGCGCCGGCTAGCAGCGTCTGGGCGACCTGGGCATCGGCGGCCTTGCGGACACTGTCCTCGAGGAACCCAATGGCACCGCCGGCGGCCTCTCCGATCAGGTCGAAGCCCTTGGCCACGGCCTTGGCCCCGACATTGCCGAACAGGCTTGCGCCCGAGCCCCTGCCGCCGAGCTTGTCGAACTGCTTCGATACCCCGCGCAGCTGCTTGCTCACGTTCTCCGTGAGCGACAGACGGATCTTGACGTCGTTGCTCACTGCAGACCCTTGGTGAGCTCGTCAACGTTCACGGCCCTTGCGGCACGCATCCGGGCAGCGGCCTTGCGGAATGCGCCGCTGCTCTGCTCCACCTCACTGGCCGCGGCCATGAGGCTGGTGGCCTGCTGCGCGGAGAACCCACGATTGCCGACGATTACCACCATCGTCGTGGCCTCAGGCACCACGCCCAGGACGTGATCCGCGACGTGGCCGCCGATGGCACTGATTTCGGCCCGCCCGGTGCCCATCCTGCCAACCACGTCCTTCACGCCCGCCTCTGCGCCGGCGTGCATCATCCGGCTCACGTTGCCCAGGAACGTGTCCGCAGGGTCGTTGTCGAAGAACGGCCCCTTGAGGGAGATCTCCGACTTGTACCGGCTCACGCCTTCTGCTTCTCGGCCCGTGCTGCGTCGATCATCTGGATATCCCTCACGAGAGTCCAGGGGGCGGATTGGAGATCGGCGTGGTTCCAGCCTGGATGGTTGGTGAGCCAAAGCGCTTCCGCGAGCTCGGCATCGACGTTGGCGTTGAGTCCGTTGACGACTCGGGCGATGTCGAGCCTGCGGCGTTTGGGGCCTCCACCTCGAACAGTCCCTGGAGCGCGGGGGAGTCTGCCGCTGCCGCCATGACGGCCAGCATCACATCGAACGGTACGGCGTCGAAAGCCTCGGATGGCACTCCGTCCACCTCCGCCCCCGGGAAGGGCACTACGGCCCCTTGTGCGTCGTGCAGGAGCCATCCGCGGGCCATGGACGCTACGCCTTCCAGCGCGGTATCCCCGCCGGTGGCAGACGTGGCACGGATACGCCGCATCTGCGCATAGTTGATCCGGTCGGTGAGCTCGATCCAGTCACCGCCGCCCAGGTCAACCTTCACGGCAGGGCCGCCAGGCTATTGACAACCACGGGAATGATGCCGTTGGCCCCGTCGTCTGCTCCGTGGGCGGTGACCTTGTACAGGTTGATCCCGTTGGTCTCCGCCGTGATGATCTCGGGAACGTCGTAGAGCACCGGGCTATCGATCTGGGCGCTGTAGAACGTGCCGCCGAGCACCGGGCCCTGGGCCTTCATGCGGATGAAACTCATGGTGGCCGCGATGCTCTTGTCGTAGAACTCCGAGACGGACTGGGCCAGTGACTCCACCGTAAAGGTGAACGTCCACGAGATATCCGTCTCGACGTGCTGGGCCCCGAAGAGGTTGCCGTCCAGGTAGTGCCTCCACTGCAGCCCGGTGTTGATCTCCAATTCCCAGTCCGTCAACCAGCTGGGGATGACGGACGCAGCGCCCAGAGTGGCGATGCTGGCCGCCTGCTTGATCGTCCAGAGCTCTGACGGGATCTTGGTGGCAGTGTTCGCGGCAGGGGCGGCTTTCGCGCCCTTGACGGCCCGCTGCGCGAAGCCTGTGGCCTCCATCTCCGTCAGGCCGCCCAGGGATGACGTGAGCTTAAACTGCGAGGCCATGGCGTACTGCAGTCGCCAATTCTGCGTATCGTCGCCCACGTCGATCGAATAGGACTCAGGGGCGTTGATCCCGGTAGCGGACGGCGTGCCTGTCCACGTCTTATCGGCAGAGGCACCGACGCCCGTAAGCCCGCCCTTCAACTGCGAGAGCAGGAAGACGAGATCGTCGTAGCCAATGCCGCTGACGGTCTTGAACGTCCAGGCCACGTCCTCGGTCTGGGCAGTGGCGCGGCGGGTCCGGAAGCGTCGCCCGGTGTTCTCACCCTCATGGAAGTTAAGGCCGGCGTCCACGGTGAACATCCCGGTACCTTCGGAATACAGCTGGCGTGTCGGGGCAACCGGCGTGCCGCGCGTCGTCTCGTGGCCGATGTTGAAATACGTAAAGACCTGGGTACCCGGGGCAACCATCTAGATACGTCCTTTCATGCGACTGCCAGCCAGCCCTCAGCCGTCTGAACGGACACGGCCATCTCGATACCGAAGAACTCGGTTTGTGAGTAGGTCAGGATGCCGATCTTGTAGCTATTGATCGTGGCCCGTGTGACCTCAGGGAATGCGCCACCCAGCTGCGTGGCCCCGCGCAGCTGGTAGATCAGCACGCTGGCCCACTTGCGGAGGGCCACCTCTGCGCGCTCCGTGTCGCCAACCTGATCCAGGTACAGCCGAACCCAGAACGTCAGGCCATCGCCCGCGCTCTGGCGGTCACCATTGCCGGTATCGAACTCGCCACCGTTGGCCGTGACGATCACTGTGGGCGTCGTGGTGATCGAGGCCGGCGGGTTGGCCGTGCTGTTGCGGATCGTGGCGTAGCCCGCCGGAGCCGTCAGGGCCACTGCGTTGAACCGGGACGCAATGGCGGCGGCAATGCCGTTGATGTCAATGCCGGGCGTGGATACCGCCGTGGCGGCGGCGTAGTGGGCACTCACCTGGGCCGGCGTCAGGACGTAGTTGTAGAGCGCGGCCTGACCAATCGAGCCGTTGAAGAACTCAATAGCCCCGTTGGCAGAGCCGATGAAGAACGATTGCGCAGTGGCAAGACACGTCTGGTTACTGATCGATCCCGTGACGTCCACGGCGTCGATATAGAGCTTCACCGCGGTGCCGTTCTTGGTGGCAACCATGTGGTGCCAGCCCGATGCGGGGGTCACGATCGTGGACGTGCAGATGATCCCGACGCTGGTCTTATTGATCGTGAGCTCGCCCGTGTTCAGGATGCGAAGGTAGCCCTCCGATGCGCCGCTGCTCAGGACGCCACGACTCGCGCCAGTCGCACCGCGAATGATCCAGGCCTCATACGTGAACACGTCGCCTACGGCCAGACCCGCGCCGGTGGGCACGGTGAACACGTCCGTCGTCCCGTTGAACGCGATGGCCGTGGTGCCTGCCACGGGGCCCGTCTGGCCGTAGGTTGGCGCACCACCAATCGACGTGACGTGGTGGGCGTTCCCGGATGCGTCCTGGGGGTTGCCGCTAGCCTCGCCCATCGGCCAGTAGGCAACAGGGGAGTCACCCAGGATCGTCGAGCCGTAGGTCATCCGACGACCGGCTCAACATAACGATCGAGCGCCATGCGCTCCTCCGCCGACATAAACCGGAGCAGCGGGCCGCCGAAGTCCGAAGCCCCAACGGAGTCGGCCTGCCCGCCACGTCGGGCCTGCCATCGGCGGGTGATCACGGCGATGGCGAGGCCTTCGATGGTGGGCGGCACCGTGGGCCATCCTCTGATCATGTTGACCTTGACGGTGTTGTACCCGGGGTAGAACGCCGCGGCGGTGATATCCACGTCACTGATGACGATGGTGTCTGCCGGGAAGCCCTGCCGGCGGTCGGTGAGCAGCGGGCGCAGCAGGACGTTGGCCGCGGTGACTGCGGTATACGTGCCACCGGATGCCGGTTGGCTCGTGGTGGCGTAGCTCACGGTCGTCACGGTCGAGATCCCGTCAGGGATGTAGAGCTCGCGGCTCTTGCGGTCCACGTCGAAGTAATAGTCAGTCGAGCCCGTATCCACCACGAATTGCCGCGAGCAGTATTCCTGGACCTCATCGGTGAAGCGGTCGATGTACAGCTGCAGCGTGGTGTCGTCGGTCGTGTCTGTGTAGCTCGTGGGCATGAGCACGAGCTTCAGGTTGGCGAGCGTACACAGACCGGCCATGGTCTAGAGCAGATCCGTCGTGAGCGTCACGTTGGTATTGGCGCTCATGTTGACCTTCAGGAAACTCCACCCCTGCCCGGGCAGAATCTCGTAGAGCTCCGTCTTAGCCGTGGTGGTGACGATGTTGGCGTTGGTGTAGTCGCCGGCAGCGGCGGAGAGAACGCTGTAGTAGATATTCACGAATGTCGCCCCGCCGTCGAAGCTGCCCAGGATCTTGATGGTGACCGTGGGCGTGGCACCGATCGTGGACACAATCCGGAGGATGTAGGGGCGGAGGTTGATCTCCCCGCCCTTTGTCTGGATCGTGTTGGTGCTGTCGGCGTTCCCGGTCTGGGCGTTCTGCAGCTGGCCCGGATAGGCGATCGTCGCCATTACTTGGCCTTGCCGCTGCTCTGCTTGTTGGGGCTGTCCACGATGATCGTGCCGTCGCGCTCGTAGAGCACGCCCACGTTGGGGTCAGGATCAGCGCCGTCGATGATCTCGGCGTTGCGCTTCTCCGTGGCCGCGAGGATGGCGGCCTGACGGGCCTCCTCCTCATCGCGTGCAGCCTGTCGCGGATCCTTCGCCATGTCGATCTCCTAGCGGGGTTGGGGGGCCGGCACTCGGGAACCGGCCCCCCGGGGAAGCACCCGCCGGTTAGGCGGCAGTGACGGAAAGCCCACCAAGGCGGGCCGCAGCCACGAAGTAGCCCCAGACACCGATATTGAAGCCGGCGGGGCCCGTGGCCTGCTCGTAGCGGAACGAGAGCGTGGGGCTTTCGAAGATCACGTAATCCGTCCGCCGGAGCGTCACGACGACGTTGACCGTGGAGCCCCACGAGAGGATGGTCTGCGCGCCGAGGATGCCGCCCGACACTGCGCCGGCTGCAACGTTCCCGTCGCTGTTCATCAGCCCGATCATGGGCAGGAACGGACGACCCGTGGTGTCACCCTGGGCGAGCAGCACGCTGTAGAGCGCCGACGGGATGAACTGGCCGTCTGCCGGGTTGAACCGGGTGGCCTGGTACTTGATCACGTTGCCCAGGGTGCCCGCGTAGGGCGTGGCCGCGGTGATCGCGGTGCCGGATGCCGACGCGCCGGCTTCGATCGCGGTGACTGCCGCCGCCTCCGTGACCTGACCGTAGGCCTCATACATATCCTGCAGCAGCATCGTCTCGGCGGCAGGGCTGGCCCCGTCAACGACCTGACGCGCCACGAGACTCGACGCCCCGTAGAGCAGCGGCGTGGCCGTGACTGCCGTGGTGGCGAAGTCGGAGGCCGCCGGGTTGGTGGTCTGCGATGCCTGGACGGTGGCCGTGGTGCTCGTGGTGACCTTGGCGAAGATGCGCGGGAGCGCGTTGTCGATCGCGTAGGAGCCCACGAAGTTGGCCATTGGCCGCGACTTCAGGATGCGCGGGGTGAACAGGCCCGGGAGGTACAGGTTGGGGTATGCGCCCGGGATCTCGGAGCTCAGGACGTCGCCAGCACGGGCCATCGCGCCCGAGATATCGGCAAGGTGGCGATTGTGCCGCTCCTGCCGTTCCATGGCCCCACTGTCGCCATTGTGGGCGAGATAGAAATCCCGAAGGAAGCTGCGCCACTCGCCACGCTCGTCGGTGGCGTCCCTGCCGTACTGCGCTTCCGGGCGAGTGACGGCGATGCTGGACGCGGTGACGCCACGGGTCACTGCGGTGATCTGGTCGCGCTCTGCGGCCACGGCATCGGCGGTGCGCGTCGGAGCGGGCTCCGCGACGTCCTGCGGGATGGGGTCTGCCACGGGGATCTCCTCCATGTCGCGCAGACTCAGCCGCGCTCCGTCATAGGCCGGCGTCACGGAGCCGGCAATGCTGTAGAGCCGCGCATCGCGGTGAATAACGACTGCCCCGCGGGTCGAAGACTTCGACTCATCAGGATCGAATTCCGGACTAACGGCGTTGCGGCCCTTGCGAGCCTTCCGGGCGAATGCGTTGCCGGCGTCGTCGTCATCGAGCTCCACGCGGAAATGGAGCCCGTCCTCTGCGTCTCGCAGCATCGTCACGGAGCCGATATCCGAGCCAGCGTGACTGGCCTTGAACGGCATCCGCCCGCCGTCCTGTCGGCCATTCCACCGCTCTGCGTCCCGGGCGAATGCTCCCGGTGCAAACGTCTCCGGCTTGCCGTACTCACGGACGGCCTTTGACGAGACCTGACCGTAGGGGAACAGGCCTTCGAAGACGAGCGGATCGCCACCTTCGGCCTCGCGGAGATAGCCCAGGGCATCTCCGGTGCGCTTCTCTGCCGTCATCGCGGCCCTCCGACTGTGGCCGATACGACCGCCTGAGAGGGCGTCGGATTGGCAGGGATCAGTGGTTTGGCGTCGTCAGGGAGCTCCGTGACGGCCTCCTGCGGCGGCAGGCCTTCCTTCTCGCGGACCTCCTCGGGGGTCATCCAGGGCGTGTTGCCGCCGCCGCCCAGGGCCAGCTGCCACGCCTGGGCCCGGGCCAGCTGCGTGCCCTCCGTGAGAACGCTGCTGATCATCGTCATGGTCCGGTTGCCCGGGAGCAGATCGGTGATCGCGTCTTCAATAGCCCCGATGTAATTCTGCAGGGTGTAGTGGACGAGATCGAGGTTCTCCTCTTGGCTCGTCTTATAGGTCTGCGAGTCAATCGAAGGGGCGTTCACCATCCGGGCATGAACGCCGAAGTAGCGCGCCACGGCGGCAACCTGATCCCTGCCGGCTTCGACTGCGGCCTGCGTGGTGGGATCCGCGCCGTACTCGTGGGCTTTGAGGCCATTGGACAGGATCGCCGGATGATCGGGGCCCTGACTGCGCCGCTGCGCCCACCGATTGCCCAGAGCCGTGGCCTGCGGGTCGGAGAGGTTGGCGTCCGTCTCCAGGACGGTGGTAGGCGGGCCACCCGACTGCCAGTACCGGCTTGTGTAGTTGGCCTGGGCGATGGCCCCTGCGAATTCCGCCCGGGCCATCTGCAGCAGCCCACTCAGATAGTCAGGGATACCCGGGAGCGGGCCCCTTCTGATCGGGATGATGTGCTCGGCGTCGATCACGGTGCGCCCCACGATGTAGCTCGTGGGCGGCGTGAGCATGTAGGTATCGATCACCCGGGGCGTGATGATCTGCGGCGGGATGGGCCAGAGGCCCATGGGCACGCCTTCGGAGTCCTCCGGGTCAAGCTTCAGGATGTAGCACACGTCGTAGAGGGCCATGGTCCGTACGACCAGCTGTACCCATTCTCGGCGGGTGTAGAACGCGCTGGGCCGGCGGGAGAGCCGCGACAACGGGAGCTCTAGCGTGCCGCGGTGCTCCGACCATTGCAGCTGCGAAACGCCGGTGCCCAGGACGTCCAGGCACCGCCATACGGCACTCAGGCCAACGGCGGTCGTAGTTGAGACCCCGTACGGCAGGACTCCGCTGGACGTCGCCCCAGTGGGGAACCCAACCATGTTCACGGGGTCGGCGTCACGCTTCTGAACCCCGAAGACGTCACGCCACCAACTCACGCCCGCACGGTATTAGCCGATAGGGGCTAAGTCAAGCCCTGTTAGCCGTTAGTGGAGTCCGGGCAGTCTCGTGAACGCAATGGCGTGGGCCGCGAGGGCCATGGCCTCGATGGCGTCAATGGGTCCGAGACTATCGCCACGGCTGAACCGGAAGGTCCCGTCAGGGCCAACCATGCGCTTGACGACCATGGGCAGCTGAAAGTCGAGTAGTGGGTCATCCACGGCGATCCTGCCGGCCATGATCATCTCGGACGCATCCATGGTCGCGGCAGTCATCGCCCGCGGGCCCAGGCCGTCATACGAGAACCCTGCTTCCATGGCGTGCCGTTCAAACTCGCCGGCCCCGCCCGATGTGGCGTCATACGCCACGGTCTGCGCCCACCGACCCATGCAGAAAGCCTCCACGGCCTCCGTGACGGCCCGTGGTGCCACGTTCTCCCGGAGATCGCGGAATACCTCCACCCCGATCCTGCCGTCAGCCCGCAGGGCAGCCACGGCGATCGTGGCCCGTTCCCAGCCTGGGGCGACACCGATACCCAGGGCGAAGGGTCCATCTTCGATGCCCTCCAACGGGCCCGCCACGCGCAAGGCCTCCCAGACGTGCTTTGGAAACGCCGTCTGCTTCAGGGACAGGGCCCATCGGCAAAGGTGCTCCGTTTCGAAGATGGCGAGGGTTCCCCCGAGACGGTTGGCGCGGTATTCGGCGTGGAGGTTGTCAATGATCCCGGGCAGATGGCCGATGGCCGGGTTGGCCTCACGCCAGCCGGCCACGTCGTCAGCTGCGCGGTCAGGGGCCGCGCTCCATTCCAGGTAGGCCAGCCCGCTATCGGTCGCGGCCCTCTGGCGGAGGGCGTTGAGCACCACGCTGGTCACCGTGCCGGCGTTGGACAGGTAGACCATCTGCGGCTGCTTGGACGCCACGAGCGTGGGCTTGGCGGCGGCAATGAAGTCCAGGTCCGTCATCTCACGGAGCTCGTCAATGATGACGAGATCGTTGGATGGTCCACGAGCGCCGCCACGGGTCGGGGCGACGATCCTGTAGTGGCCCCCGTTCTTCAGCCGGATCTCCTCCTGGCCGTTGGCAAACCGGGGCGCGGAGCGCAGGAGCTCGCGGTGCTGCTTGACGAGCAGATCCGCCACCAGCCCGAAGACCTCGCGGGGGAGCTCACGGTTTTGCGCGGTGTGCATCACGCGCTGGCCGGCAAGTAGACGCTGGACGATCAGTGGCACGAGCAGCGTGGTTTTGCCGTTCTGACGAGCCACGATTACGGCAACTTCGCGGTACCTGAACGATCCGTCTTCTGTGAGGGCGGTGAGGTATCTGGCAGCCGTCCTCTGCCACGGGAACAAGGTGTATCCGTGGTCGGATGCGAGCCGATCCAGGGCAGCTGCGCCGGATCTCGGCGGAAGGGGTGGGGCCAGCCTCGGAACGGCGTGGCCTCGCCCCCTGTTAGCCGGGTACGGCTTACGGGGGAGAGAGTTTGCGCTGGAG